GATCAAGGAGAGCAAGGCGCAGGCTAAGATCATCCGAAACGCCGCGCGCTACCTGACCGGCGAGGCGCAGGCTGGGAGTATCATCACCACCAGCAACGACAACCGGCGCACCTACAACAATAGCGTCAGTTCCACCATTCAGGTACAGCAGCTGGTTGTGCGCGACGAGCAGGACGTGCGCGCGCTGGCGGAGGAGATCGCCGCGCTCACGCGCAGGCAACAGCGCGGAAAGGGAATGCGGATGGCGTAAATATCCCTCAAACGCGAAGAATTGACTTGACTTTCACGCGGCGTGGAGTGATAGATACGCTACCCTGAAGACAGAGGAGGCTATGGTATGTCACATTTTTCGGTTGCGGTATTTTCCAAAATGCCCGGATACGTCGAGGCGCTGCTGGCTCCGTTTGAGGAGCAGGTAGATCCGGATTCTCCGTATGCGGAGTTTGTCGAAAATGAGGAGTGCGATCTTGACAAGACTGTGGGAGCCGGTGGCTATTGGCACAATCCCAACGCCCGGTGGGACTGGTGGGAGATCGGCGGGAGGTGGCGCGGACTGCTCAGGCTGCTGCCGGGAAAGAGCGGATATCGCGCGCCGGTCGACCGGTGGAGCAAGGGTTTTGACTACCCTGCGGATCGCTGCGACGGGGCGAGGGTTGCCGACTGCGATTTCTCTCCGGATACGAGCCGTGTCGCCAGACTCCAGCGGGAATGGGAGGTTCTGGTCGAGGGCGCTGCACAGCGCGAAGGCGAAGACTTCATCAGCATATGGAAGCCGGAGTATTATCTGCAACGCTACGGGGACAAGGAAACCTACATCCGCAGAGAGACAGCCTTCAGTACATACGCCTTTGTCACGGCAGATGGCGCGTGGCATGAGCAGGGGCGCATGGGCTGGTTTGGCTTCGACGATGCCACCAACGAGAGCATGAACCAATATGAAAAAGAATTCCAGGCATACCTGCAGGAAGCACGTGAAAACGGACTGGCGATTACCATTGTGGATTGCCACATCTGATCGAAGTGGGAGAATTATGACAGAAGCTGCCTTCGGGCGGTTTTTCCATAGAGGCGCCGCAGGACGGAGGGATAACCGTGAAGGATTGGTTTGAGTGGAACGACGTGCGCTGCACAGAATACGGCATCCATGTGCTGGAACAGCCGCCGCTGACGCTGCCCAATGAGCGGGCGACGTTTGTGGATGTGCCGGGCCGCAGCGGAAGCCTCACGGTGCTGGAGGGCGACGCCGTCTACGACGATCTGGTGCTCACCGCGCAGTGCATCGTGGAGAATACCGAGCGGTATGCTAAGATCGCCGCTTACCTCAAGGGCAGCGGGAAAGTGACCTTTGCCAACCGGCCGGAGGGGTATTACGAGGCGCGCATCACCAACCAGATTCCCTTTGAGAAGATTCTGCGAGGGAATCCGCATCGCTCCTTTGCGGTCAACTTCCGCTGCAAGCCTTTTTGGTACCAGAAGAATGTCGCGCCCATTGCCCTGACCCAGAGCGGCTCGTTTGTCACCAATCCGGGGAATGTCTATGCGGAACCGGTCATCACGGTCTACGGCACGGGCGCGATCACCCTCATGGTGGGCATGATCATTACGGAGCTGGAGGGCATATCGGGAAGCATAACGCTGAACTCGCAGTTGCAGGAAGCCTACTCGGGAACGACCTCCATGAACGGCGCCATCAGTGGGGAGTTTCCTGTGCTGCTTCCGGGGCAGAACGCCGTGAGCTGGACGGGAAATGTGACTTCTTTGAATGTTATCCCAAATTGGCGCTTTCTCTGATTGCTTATTTGACTGGAACCGAGTAATATGAAGTGTGTAGAGTATCCCGTACTGTTTCCTGGACGATTTCTGCACCGGAGCTTCGTATCTCCTAAAGACAGAGACGCTAATTAACGCCGTGCAGGAGCGCATCAATGCGATCCTTACGGGAAAGGCGCGGGAAGTTATGAACGTAAAGGATATCATGGAATCTTGTCTGCACGAATCGTGGATCGAGATGACTGTTCGGGAAAAGGAAGCCTTCTTTAACCGTTATCTTCGGAGGATGGAATTAACCGTCAAGCCCGACGGTATGGTGACTATTCGTATCCAATGACTGTTCCGTTATGGTTGACGGTGGCGTCACTCAGGATGAGTGGCGCTTTTCCTATGCCTCGAAGGGAGGATGAACCCCATGATCTGCATCTACCCGGCTGACTGCACGGACTTCTCCAGCAACGGGCTGGGCATCGTCCAGCCGCAGTCCTGCACGGTCACCGAAACGCTGAACGGCGAGTGGGAGCTGACGCTCGTCCATCCCATCGACGAACACGGCAGGTGGACACGGCTGAGCGAAGGCAACATCCTGCGCGCGCCGGTGCCCGCTGCCATGACGCCGCAGATGAATCTGGTAACACAGCAGTACCAGACACAAACCTACGACGTGGAGATCTATAAGGTAACCACCCAGCGCGACCCGCTGCGCCTGCGCTCAGGCACGGGGACAAGGTACAGAATCCTCGGCAAGTACAAGAAGGGCACTGAGGTCATCGTGGTAAACAAGACCACATCCTCGTGGTACGAGGTCACCTGCCCGGATGGGCGGCACGGGTATATGTCTTCCGAGTATCTGACCCATGTGCGCACGGAGCAGCAGAGCGTGCAGGTGGATGTCGGCTTTCAGAATCAGGTGATCGAGTCCCGGCAGCTGCGTGACCAGCCCTTCCGCATCTACCGCGTGGCGCCGGAGCTTGATAAGGTCACCGTGTATGCCCGCCACATCTTCTACGACCTGCTGGACAACATGATCAAGTCCCTGAAGCCCTCATCCTCCGCGGTGGGGGCTTCCGTCGTACAGAGCCTTTCGGATGCCTGTCTTACCAGCCACGACTTCACTTTCTACTCCGACCTGACCTCCACGGCGGAGGAAGTGGAATGGGAGAATGTCAACCCGGTGGAAGCGTTGCTGGGCGAAGGCGGACTGGTGGAAAAGTACGGCGCGGAGCTGGCGCGTGACTGGTTCGACGTGTTTCTGGTCAGGCGCGTGGGCGTGGACAGCGACGTGCAGATCCGGGAGCGCAAGAACCTGACCGGCATCTCCTACGACGTGGACGAGACCGACGTGGTCACCCGCATCATGCCCACCGGTGAGGACGCGGATGGCAATATCCTCTACCTGCCCGAGCTGTACATCGACAGCCCGAACATCGGCGCGTACACGCACCCGAAGTGGATTCACCTGGCGGTCAGCGAAGCAAAAGAAGTGACGGACGGCGATGCGCCGAAGAGCAGGGACCAGTGCTGCGCCGAACTGCGCAAGGCCGCACAAACGGAATACGAAAACGGCTGCGACCTGCCCACGGTGACGCTCAAGGTGGACTTCGTCAACTGTGCCGATACGGAGGAATACCGACAGTACGCGTTTCTTCTGAACATCTTCCTCGGCGACAGCGTGCGCGTGGTGGCCCGGCGCATCGGCGTGGAAGTCTCCATGCGCATGACGCAGTACACCTACGACTGCCTGACGCGCAAATACACCTCCGTGACGCTGGGAACCGCTGCGGATACGCTGGAAGGCAGCATGATCTCCGCCCGGCAGCTGGCCAGCGGCTCCATCACCGGCATGAAGCTGGCGCTCAACTCCGTGGGCAGCGGACAGCTGCAAAGCGGTTCGGTGGGCAGTCTGCAAATCCGAAACGCGGCCATCGGCAGCGCGCACATCCAGGACGCCTGCATCACCCGCGCCCATATCGCCGAGGCGCTCATTGATACGCTCAATGTCAATGCCCTGACCGCCGTGACGGCCAAGATCAAGGAGCTGGCCGCGGGCAGCATCACCACCGACGACCTCTACGCCTCCGTGGCCATGATCGCCACGGCGCAGCTGACCACGGCCAACATTGTCAGCGCCGACATCCAATGGGCTGACATTGAGGCGCTCAGCGCCAACATCGCGCAGATCAGTAAGGCGCAGATCACCGCCGCTACCATTGACGAGGCGAACATCGACTGGGCGGCCATCACCACCCTCACGGCGGCCACTGCAGAGATTGTCAATGCCCAGATGCAGACCGCCGACATCGACTGGTCGCACATCAAGGATCTGGCAACGGACACCGCCATCATCACGCAGGGCACGGCGGGCGAACTCTACATCGCGCGACTGGCCGTGACCGAGGCGAACATGGTCTCCCTGACGGTCGGTGAGCTGGTGGTCAAAGGCACGGACGGTCATTTTTACTCGGTGTCCGTGAATGAGGATGGACAGGTGGTCACGACGCTCAAACAGATCGTCAACGACGACGTGACTGACCAGAGCATCAACGGCGGGGAGAAGATCATCGAGGGCACCATCACCGCCGGGACGCTCAACGCGCAGGACATCTTTGCCGACAATGCTGTCATCCGAAGCCTCATCGCGGCCAACCTCGACGTGGACGCGCTCTTCGCCCGCGAGGCGACCATTGCAGCCCTCAACGCCATGGACATCACAGGCAACGAATACCTGCGGCTCATGGTCTCTGGCAAGGCGGATCAGGAGGATCTGGACGCGTTGGGTGAACGGGTCGACGCGGCGGAGCTGAAGCTCACGGAAGACGCGATTGTGTCCACTGTGACAGGAAGCGACCAGTACGAGAAACAACGAGGCTCAAAGAAATGTATATTGTCAGATACGCAGATGACTTCCGCATCTTCTGCCGCACCAAAACTGATGCCGAAAAGACAAAGATTGCGGTAACGCAATGGTTGTCAGAAAGGCTAAAGCTGGAGGTATCGGAAGAAAAGACGAAAGTAGTAAACGTATCACGTCATTACCAATCGGTAGAATGAGCAAACTCTGCTGCTATACAGCGGATGGAAGAACAGGTATACATGATTGCCTGCGGATAAACATGTATATGCTTCATCTGCTGATGCTCCAGCCGATTTATGACAAGAGTGTTGAATATTACAGGGAGGATCTCGCCGCGATTGCCGCGGCTGGCGGCGCGGAGTTTGTGGTGGGCACACAGACAACGTACACCGCGGCGTGGACAGGGAACGCCGGCTTCCAGGAGCTACACGACGGACAGCAGATCGCCTACTGGCTGCCCGCCGCGTCCGGGAGCAACGTCACGCTGGCGCTGACGCTTGCGGACGGCAGCACCACCGAGGCGATCCCCTGCTACTATGGCGGCAGCGTCCGGCTGGGCACGCAGTACGGGGCGGGCAACATCGTGCGTCTGACTTACCGCGAAAACGTGACCATCTATTCCACGACCATCGCCAAAGGCTGGTGGGCGGACGCCAACTACAACACAGACACCTACGACCGCATCCGCGTCGGTACCACGCTCAAAGCAAAGACAGCCATTGCCGCGGGAAGACTGGCGGTCGCGGACGCGGACGGCTGCTTTCCGCTGGCGGCTGGCGTACCCTTTGACGTGACCCGGCCGGTGCTCTACTGCGCCACCGCCATGTCCGCCGGGATGTACAGCGCCAATTTCTACCTGACCTACCCCTTCTGTACGCTGCGCTCCATTGACCCGGACTTCGCGGGAACCATCGGCACAACCTGCTATGTGGTGGGCACGCTGGCCGGCACGGTCTTTACGCCGGCGGAAACATGCATAACAGCCACGGTTCCCACTGAGGACGACGGGATGACTTACATGGCGCTGGGTACGCTCACCGGCACCTACCAGACCTGCGTGTTCCCCGAGCACCCGCTCTATCGCTTTGTGGACGGCGCGTTCAAGCCGTTATCGCAGGTGGGCTATGATGCCAGCGTGGCGGTGGGAGAAACGCGCCAGGAGATGTCCACCCGCTTTGAACAGACCGACGCGGCCATCGCGCTCAAGGCGGACCAGACGGAGGTCGATTCCCTCTCTACGCGCGTGCAGTCCGCCGAGCAGAAGATCACCCCGCAGGCCATTACGGCTACGGTAGCGTCGTCCGCGCTCTACGCCTTCGACAAATACGAAGGGCGAAATTACTGTCTGGACAGCGGCAACGAATATACCTTTGTGGGCAACCGGTATCAGAATCCGGACGGGAGCATGACCGTGTACACGCAAAAGACGCTGGCTGTGTCGGACGATCTCTTTGCCCACAGCGGCAACGGCGCGGCCATACGCATCTCACTGGACATCAAGCGCACGGACATCGACGCATCCGCCTCTTCCACGGAGAATGTGTACGGCGGGTTCTGGGTGTACTACCGCTACTACGGCGGGGACGACGGCACGACTTTGTACACAACCGGGCGCGGCTGGTATCTGCGCGTTACGGATACCAATTTCCAGACAACTGACGACGACTGGGTGCGCTTGCGGTATGGCCCGCTGAATCTGACTTCGTACAGCCCTGTCGCAATCGCGTACTTCGCCCTGGGAACAAGCTCCGCCAACGGCGTGACCGGCACACTGCGGTATCGCAACGTCAAGCTGGAGGTGCTGGACGTCTGGACGGACTGGAGCGCCGCACCCGAGGACATCTATGGCCTTGCCGGGCGCATGACCAGCGCGGAATCCCGCATCACGCAGAACGCCAACAGCATCGCCCTCAAGGTCAGCACCTCGCTCTACAACACCGAAAAGGTGTATCGCAGCAACACCGCTCCTACTACCCTCTACACCAACATGCTCTGGCTGGACACGTCCCTCTCTCCGCCCATCCTCAAGCGGTACACGGGTTCGGCCTGGGTGGCCGTGGGCGCGCAGGAGCTCAAGACAAGCGGGATTTCCATTGGCTCAAACAACGTCGCCATCACCACGGAAAACTTTCTGCTCCAGTTGCTCGACCCTGCCAACAACGAAAACGTCCTCATGGAGATGAGCGCGGACGGCAACGTAGGCTTCAAGGAGCTGTACGCAGACGAGATCATCTCCGATTCCGTGGCGCAGGCATACGCCGGGCCGAGCGCGCTCTACGTCAACGCGTCCTACAGCGGAACCAGCGACACCTATTTCCGTTCGCTGGGCGAAGCGGTGAAAGGAATCAACAATCGTTTTCTCCGTCGTGACGTCGTCGTCTACCTCCCCAGCAGTTCAGGGGACATCTATGAACCGCAGGGTACGCAGATCGAAGGGATCAGCGGCCCGGGCAGGCTGATGATCTACGGGTACAGCGCGTGCCGTCTCAACAGTTATATCCGGGTGAAGGGATGCTCAGCGCATGTGTGCTTCCAGAATGTCTCCCTGCGGGAAAGCCGTCCGCTCAACGGCAGCAGCCGGAACCCGTATCTGGTGGAATGCTTGCTGTGTCATTTTGTGGAGTTGAATGGCTGTACACTGGACGCAAACAACGTCACCTATGACTCGGTCTACGCACGCGCCAGCCATGTGTTTCTGTACAATACCGGGCTGTATAACGCGCTGCAGGGTGTGGAGGCGTACTTGGCGACCGCGAACGTGAAGGACTGCAAGGGCTCCTGCAGCTGGGCCATGATTTCCTACGCGAGTGTGATCATCGCCAGCGGCACCGTGCCCAACGGCAGCCGGGGGACCGGAGAGAACGGCCAGCTTTTCGCAAGCGGCGTTACGGTGGACTACGGCACGGCCATTCCTGTGGTCGTCCCGGACAGCACGACCATCCAGTACGCCACCCTCACGAAGTCCTATCGCGGCGGCTGGCGCTCGGATACCGTGGACGTGATCCAGGGGGTCTACTCCGACAGCGGCTACAAGTCCAGCCTGAACTGGAATTACGGCTGCATGTGGTTTGGCAACCTGCGCAGCGTGCTCTCCGGTACGACGATCAAGTCGGCGACCCTTACGCTGTACCGCAAGACGGGCAGCGGCTCCAGCTCTGCCAAAACGCTCTACCTGTGCGCCATCACCAACACCACGGCCAGCGGCGCGCCTTCCATCGCGGTAAACTACGGGGCCATCGGGACCATTGGCCGCGCGCAGCAGGCGACGTTCGCCATTCCGCTTGCGGCGGTTCAGGGACTGGCCAACGGGACGTATGGCGGTCTGTGCCTATACGAATCAAAATACAATTTCGGCTCATCCAACTGGTCGAACAACTACATGCGCATGGCCGGCACAGACAGCAGCTACAAGCCCTATCTGCAGGTGGTTTACAACAGCGGCGGCTCGGCCGTCGGCTAAGGAGGTTAACAGATGTACATCGCGATCCCCTTCGAGGGGCGGGTGAGAACGCTCATCCGCTCCTCTTTTCTTGCGGCAAAACGGACGGATGCCACACATTACAGCCTGACGGGCGAGTCATTCCAGATGTCGGGCGTCACGGCGGAGCAGGTGATCCTGCTGCCGGACAGCGTTGAGGTGAGCGAGGGTCAGGAAGTGACGGACGAGCTGCTCATGCAGGCGCTGCCGGTGGAATCTTTCATCACAGTAAGCGCGGACGAGGCGCTGCCCAATGTGCTGGGCCTGCTGCTCAGGCAGGCGGTGGCGGATGGACGCATCTCGGATGCGGAACTGCTCTCCGTTCAGCCTGTTCTGGAGGGACGCATCTGGCGCGCGGGCATCGCCGTGCAGGTGGGCGACGTGTTCACCTACAAAGGCGCGCTCTGGCGCTGCATCCAGCCGCACACCACGCAGGACGACTGGGCGCCCGACCTGACCCCGGCACTCTGGCACAGGGTGGAGATCATCGCCGAAGATGAAGTGCGCGTCTGGGCCGCCGGAATCGACTACATTGTGGGCGACGAAGTCGCGTACCCGGACGCGGAGGGCGAGCTGTACATCTGCCTTCAGGCGCACACCTCGCAGGAAGGTTGGGAGCCGCCGGCAATATCGGCCCTCTGGGCACCAGCGAGCGAAGGCGGTCAGGAAGATCCACCTGTGACGGAGGCGGAGACGTGATTCGCCAGTTGACGGCCATTGACAAAGTTGAAATCGGGAGGGAGAAGAGCATGCCTGAATGGATCACGCGATATTGGGTGGAGTGGCTGTTCGGCATCGTGGCGGCGCTGGCCGCGGCGAGCTACCGGCGGGTCAGCAGGCACATGCGGCATACGCAAAAAAAGGATCAGGCGCTGGACGACGGGATGCGCGCGCTGCTGCGCGACCGGATCATCAGCGCCTGCGACCACTACTTTGAGAAAGGCTTCGCGCCGGTGTACGCCCGGGAAAACATCACCAGCATGTACGACGCCTATCACAGCCTGGGTGGGGATGGGATCGTGACCGACATGGTCAAGCAGGCCATGGAGCTGCCCTACAAGAAGGGCGGCGAAGCACCTGTGGAGCAATCGCGGGAATCCCGCGCTGCAATCAATACATCAAGGAGGAACGAAGTATGAACATCAACTGGAAAATCCGCTTTCAGAACAAGACCTTTCTGACCGGCCTGATCTCTCTGGTGGTGGTCTTCATCTATGATCTGCTGCAGCTGCTGGAGATCGCGCCCGCCGTGACGCAGAGCGCGGTCATGCAGGTGGCTGAGGGCATCCTCACCATCCTGGGCATGCTGGGCGTGATCGCCGATCCCACCACGGCGGGTCTGTCGGACAGCAAGCAGGCGTTGACGTACACCTCTCCCAAACAGGACTGATACAAACCGTATTCACCGCAGGGCGACGGGCGACCGCCGCCCTTTTTTTATGGGACCAGAGAATGGAGGAACCTATATGTCTGATCGAATCAACACCCCGTTCACCAACGAGCACTTTGTCGCCTTCTGCCTCTCCATGCTCGGCCAGCCTTACTGGTACGGAACGGTTGTGTATAAATGCACCGAAAACCTGCGCTCTCGCAAGGCGAGGCAGTATCCGTCGCATTACGGCTCCAGCCGTACCAGCCGGTACAGGGACGACATTGCGAAAAAGAAGGTCTGCGCGGATTGCGTCGGCCTGATCAAAGGGTACTGCTGGACGGGCGGCGGCAAGGGCGTAGTCGAGAGTATCGGCACGGACAAGACCTTCTCGAGCAAGTACGGCGCCAACAACTGCCCGGATAAGTCGGCCAACAGCATGTTCAGCTATGCCAAAGGCAAAGGCTGCGCCTGGGGCACGATGGACAGCCTGCCGGAGGTTCCCGGCATCGCACTGCGCTCGGACGGGCATGTGGGCGTTTATGTGGGCGGCGGCTACGCCGTGGAGGAGCGCGGCTTCAATTATGGCTGTGTCAAGACGCGGGTGAAGGATCGCAAGTGGACGCACTGGTACTACCTGCCGTTCATTGATTACGGCGAGGGCGGCAGTGTGAAACCGCCGCAGACGGAGTATGCGCTGGGCTCCCGGCTGCTCAGGAAAGGCACGGAAGGCAATGATGTGAAACAGCTGCAGGAATATCTTTTGCGGCTGGGCTACAGCCTGCCGAAGTACGGAGCGGACGGCGACTTTGGCGCGGAGACCGAAGCAGCAGTGCGGGCCTTCCAGGAGGATGAGAGGCTCGAGGTGGACGGCAAGTATGGCGAAAAGAGCCACGCCGCGCTCATGGACGCCATAGAGGCAGAGGACGAGGACACGCCGGAGCAGCCCGCGCAGCCGGAGGATGGCGAAGAAGAAAACGAAGGAGAAAAGCCCGTCGGTACCCACGTGGTCATCGTATCGGATGGCGGCAAGGTCAACATTCGCGTGGGCAACGGCACGCAGTACGGGCGCGTCACCCAGCTCGCGCCGGGCACGACGCTGGACTATGTGGCCACCGCCAGCAACGGCTGGCACGCCGTAGTGGTCAATGCGCGGGTGGGTTGGGTTTCCGGAGAATACAGCAAGGTGATCTGAGCATTTACTGTACGAATAGCACACAGGATTGTTGCGCCGCTGCTTTCATATGAAAGCAGCGGCGCTAAGGGAGGGGCTATGACACAGGAGCAGAAGCGGCACATCCGACAGCTCAGAGCCGCGGGTGAAGGATATAAGCGCATCAGTACCTTGCTCGATATTCCGGTCGGCACCATCAAATCCTTTTGCCGCCGCGACGAGGCGGATGAACCGGCGGTCACGGACTACCGTGCGCCACAGAAGCTGGAAATCACGATTGAAAATGAGAATCCAATATGCCCGCAGTGCGGGACGCCGGTCATCCGCATACCTGGCAGGAAAAAGCGCGTGTTCTGCTCGGAAGCCTGTCGCGTCGCCCACTGGCGCACGCAGGCGCATGCCGACGGAAAACCTGCTCTGTGCGCCGGGTGCGGGAAGCCGCTGTATGGGCATGACCGGCGCAGGAAGTTTTGCAGCCACGCCTGTTACATCCACAGCCGCTTTGGAAAGCAGTGAGGAGGCCGATATGCACGGCACAGAACAACGGATGGGCGCGCCCATGTTGACACATGAGCAGCTTCAACGCGAGCTGACGTATCGCACCTCCATGGCGGTTCTTAGAAACCTGCGCAACGCCGGGCTGGTGACCGGCAGGGAATTCGTCAGATTATCACAGTTTCTCGCGGAAAGATTCTCCCCTGTCTGGGGCGATTTGTATCAAAATCACGGTTGACTCCCGGCTGCAAAAGAGGGATATATGGTCGCGGAAGGAGGTAAGCGCCTTGAAGAAAGAACAGAAGCAACAACCTATGCAGATCCGGCAGGTCAAACCCGACGCGCCCACCCCTCGCCGCAAGCGTGTGGCGGCCTATTGCCGCGTCTCCACGGGAAAGGACGCCATGCTGCATTCCCTCTCCAGGCAGATCAGCCACTACAGCGCCTATATCCAGCGCCAACCCGGCTGGGAATACGCGGGCGTGTACGCCGATGAAGCGTACACCGGCACAAAGGGCGACCGGCCCAGATTCCGGCAGATGCTCTCGGATTGCCGGGCGGGAAAGATCGACCTGATCCTCACCAAGTCCATCAGCCGGTTCGCCCGCAACACGGTGACCATGCTCGAAACGGTGCGCGAGCTGAAGGCGCTGGGCATTGACGTTTATTTTGAGGAGCAGAACATCCACTCCATGAGCGGGGACGGCGAGCTGATGCTCACCATCCTCGCTTCTTTTGCGCAGGAGGAGAGCAAAAGCGTGTCCGACAACTGCAAATGGCGGATACGCAAGGATTTCTCCGAGGGGAAGCCCATGAACCTGATGCTGCTGTATGGCTACCGGTCGGTGGACGGACAGATCGTGATCGACGAGGACGAAGCCGCCGTGGTGCGGGACGTGTTCAGAGCATATCTGGATGGCGCCGGCAGCAGCCGTATCGCGGCAAGGCTTCGGGAGACCAATACACCGCGGCGCCTCGGAGGAACGTGGACGGGCAACCATGTGGTCGAAATGCTGACCAACGAGAAGTATACGGGCGATGCCTTGCTGCAGAAGACCTTTGTGGAAGATCATCTGACCAAGAAACAGCGGCGCAATACGGGTCAGCTGGATCAATATTATGCCGAAAACACGCACTCCGCCATCATCGACCGCGAGACCTTTGAACGCGCGCAGGCGATCCTTGCCCAGCGCCGGGAGATGATCAACATACGCAAGCCCACGACTGTTCGCTATCCTCTGACAGGCAAGGTCGTGTGCGGGAACTGCGGCGCGCATTACAACCGCAGGACGCGCTCCACGGGGCGCAACTCCATCCCGCGCTACACATGGCAGTGCGTGACCTATTCAAGCAAGGGAAAGCGTTACTGCCCCGCGAGCCAGATCCCGGAGGAGACGCTCATCGCCCTGACCTGCGAGGTGCTGGGCGTGGAAAATCTCACGGAAGAAGCAGTGGATGCGCTGGATGAGATTCGCGTGACGGGCAAGGGCTGCCTGCGCTTTGCGCTCCGAGACGGGCGCGTGGAAGAGCGTCAGTGGGCGTGGGAATCACGCGCCAAAGCATGGACGCCGGAGATGCGTCGGAAGGCCAGTGAACAGATGAAACGGAGGTGGCGGCATGACTGAGACGGCGACGGGAGGCACGAGGGTGCGCATGATCCCCGCTACGGTGCGGCGCTGTGCGGTCGCGCGGCCCCTGACGGAGCGACTGCGGGTCGCGGCCTATGCCCGCGTCAGCACCGATGACGAGGAGCAGCAGACCTCCTATGAGGCTCAGGTGGACTACTACACCAAGAAAATCCGTGAGAATCCTGAATGGATTTTTGTGGAGGTGTACGCGGACGAGGGCATCACAGGCACCAGTACCAAGCGGAGAAAGAACTTCAACCGCATGATCGACGACGCCATGGCGGGCATGATCGACCGGATCATCACCAAATCGGTCAGCCACTTCGCCCGCAACACCGTGGACACCCTGACGACGGTCCGCAAGCTCAAGGAAAAGGGCGTGGGCGTGACCTTCGAGAAGGAAAACATCGATACGCTGGACAGCAAGGGCGAGCTGTTCATCACGATCATGTCGTCCCTTGCGCAGGAGGAGAGCCGCTCCATCTCGGAAAACGTGACCTGGGGCTGGCGCAAGCGCATCGCGGACGGCAAGGTGTCGGTGGCCTACTCCCATTTCCTCGGCTACGAAAAAGGCCCGGACGGCAATATGCAGATCGTGGAGGAAGAGGCCAAAGTCGTGCGCGAGATCTACGCCATGTTTCTGGACGGGAAGACGCCCTCCGGCATTGCGGCCGCTTTGACGAAGCGCAGCGTCCCCACGCCTGCGGGAAAGGCGACGTGGCAGGCCAGCACGGTAAAGTCCATCCTGAGCAACGAGAAGTACAGAGGCGACGCACTGTTGCAAAAGACCTTCACCGTGGACTTCCTGACAAAGAAGGCCAAAGTGAACGAAGGCGAAGCGCCCCAATACTACGTCGAAAACAGCCACCCGGCTATCGTCAGCGCGGAGGTGTTCGAGCTTGTCCAAGCTGAACTGGCAAAGCGCAGGCAGCGGGGCGGGCGCACGAGCGCGGTCACGCCCTTCTCCGGGCGACTCGTCTGTGGGGAATGCGGCGCATACTTCGGCAGCAAGGTCTGGCACAGCACGGACGCTTACCGGAGTGTCATCTACCGCTGCAACCGGAAGTACGAAAAGAAGGGAGCGCCCTGCCCATCTCCTCACGTAAGGGAAGAGGAACTCAGGACAGCCTTTGAGAAGGCGCTGGGGATGCTGCTGGAACGCAGGAGCGAGATCTTCTCCGCATACGAGACGATCATTGCCAATCTGACCGACACGGCGCAGCTGGACCGCGAGCTGGAGCGTGCGCAGGCAAGGCTCGACGAAGCGCATCAGGAAATGGAGCGCATGGCGCGCAGGAATGCCGAGATCGCGCAGGATCAGGAGGAATACAACCGGGCGTTCGACGCGCTTAGCGCAAAGTGCAGTGCCCTGAAGGAAAAGATCGGCGCGCTGAAAGCGCAGCTGGTCGCGAAGGCCGGCAGGAGGCGAAAGCTGGAAGCGTTCATGGCGCAACTGCGGGAGAAGGAGGCTTTGGCTCCCTTTGATGAACGCACCTTCGCAGCGATGGTGGATCACATTGTGGTCTATCCGGGTGAAGCAAAAGGCGCTAAGAAACTGATTTTCCGCTTCCGGGATGGGACGGAGATACCGGTCGACCTGTAAATGAGCACATGAAAACAACCCGCTTGCACAGCCGGGCGCGAAGTGATTCGCCGGGGGCTGGGCAAGCGGGTTGTTTGTATTTTTGGGCAGAGAGCCTCTTGAAGCATCGTGCTTTGATGATGCGCGCAATGTATATCCGAGCATTATCAGCACCTGCCTTTTCAGAGCTATGCAGGGGCTTCGTAGGGGTATTCAAGGGGGTATTCAAGGGGTATTCAAACTGCATACCCCAATGAATACCCCTTTGAATACCCGTACCGTGAAATCGTTACTTGTATCATTTTATGAGTGCAGACACACCAAAGGACACCGATATTGATACAATGTCGGTGTCCTTTCTTGATTGCTTCTTTTGCATTTAAGAATTAAAAAGCATAGATATACTGCTTGTCGGTTTTCGAAAAACCATCTTCAATTAATCACTGCATTCTTTGGAAAAGGAATACTTGTTTTGCCCTTCTTTTATACGTGCAGATGTATCATTTTGACCATCCGAAGCCGGTCAGAGACGGTCATGCTGACCTTTGTAGAAAGCAAAAGGCCCTGTTGGGGGATAGCGCTGTAGTAGGATTCATCCGCTAAAACCTTTGTGGCTGCGTTAACCTTTTGGGCCAGATCTTCCGCCGAATCCACATGGAAAAACATCTGCGCATTCGCATGGCCCACCTGCCTCATATACTTCTTGCGCATCATGGACATACCGCTTTTACTCACGGCGTCAAAGACAACTTCTATCTCTCCAAATTGACGTAGCATTTGGAGCAGCCCTAGGATTTTGGCCTCCTCAAAATAGTGGAACAGTCCGCCGGCGGTGACCAGAATGGGAGCATCAGGCACATCCGTGCGGATTTGCCTGATCCAGTTTTCAGCGAAGGCATCCCCAGCGAGATAGATTTCCCGTTCCGGTTCTGGCAGCAGCTCCCGCCGGTATTTGACAACATTGGGCAGATCCACGGCATACCAGCGTGTCTTCCCATTATCGCTGCGGTAATAGGCTGTTTCAAGCCCGCAGCCTAGCTGAACGATTGCCCCTTCGGGCCTGCGCTCCTGAAACGCATGAATGTAGCGGTCCATATTGGCAGAGCGGGCAGCTGAGGCCAGCAAGGTGTACTGACTCTGACGATCCTGCTTCAACAGGTCAGGCGGCAGCTTCTTTTTTAGTTCCAGCGCCTTTTGATCATATAAGATTTGCGGGAAATGCTCACTGGCATAGATTCTGCCCAGCATGGGGACAAACAGCGTATCTTCTATAATACCCAATTTTGCCATAACTATTCCTCCTGTTTTGCGGGATCGCTTCCTGCCGACGAGCAGATGGGAAAAGCCCGGCATCATCATGACAGC